ATGACAAATACACCATGGAATGGACCTAAATTCGACGTTTTAACCCGTCGTATTGCGGATCAGGATAGCGTTTTAATTCTCCGTCTTGGTTTAGGGACGGTATCGGAAGACATTTTAAGACACATTGAGCTAGAGGCTAAAGACAGTGCTAATGAGCTTTTAAAGCCCTTGAGGAAAATCATAGATGAGCTGGTGAAAGGTGAAAGAAATAAATGGCGTCAAAGCGATAATCCTGATGACGATGTGTGTGAGGTGTGTCAATGAACACAGTTAAATTAGGGGTTAAACACTTCGATACCCGAAAAAGAGGACGCACCACCGAAATTCGAGCGGATGGCTGGATGAAGGAAGACAATACCGCCCGTCTTTCGGTTGTGGTCTCGGTTGCTGGGGAAACAACAGACGAAGAAAAGCTCAGAGAGTATAAAGAGTTCGTGATTAGTGCTTTCGCTAAAGCGATCAGTTAAAAAGATAGTGTGTCACTATGGGAAGAAAAGTTTTAACACCTGAAGAAAGGATGTTGTGTAGACGAGAATATAAACGTCGCTACTATCTCAAGAACAGAGACAAAATACTAGAACGTAGGCGTCGGCGCTATCTTAAGAATAAAGATAAAATAAGAGAAAGTTACCATCAGTACTATCTTAAGAATAAAGATAAATATCGAGAATATAAACGTCGCTACTATCTCAAGAACAGAGATAAAATGAGAGAAAAAGCCCGTCAGTCTTACCGGAAATTATATTCAAAAGATAGCTGGATAGCTCCAGAAGAGCCAATGGGCATGACAAAAGCTGAGATCGAAGCGTTAGAAAGAGAGATAGCAAGACTGAAAGCCAAACCCATAGAAGAACTAATTTATAAGAGAGGTTAAATGCCGGTAATGCAATGGAAGGAACAGGCTAAACAAGCCATTCATAATGGGTTTAAGCTCATCCCTTTGCGTTTAGGGGATAAAAGACCACAGCGATTGGGTAAGTGGGAAGAACAACTACTTTCAAGTGAGAAAATCGACAAACTTCCTGCTTGTGGCTTTGGGTTTGTCTGTGGCGTAGGGGAACAACCACTTTACGCCTTTGATATTGATTCAAAAGACGAAAAAACCGCCAATACTTTTAAAGATACTTTTGAGATTCTTCATGGAACGCCGATCGTAAGAATAGGGCAAAAGCCCAAAATTCTTATTCCTTTCCGAATGAATAAAGAAGGGATTAAGAAGAAGAAAACGACTGAAAGTACCCAAGGGCATCTTGATATTTTGGGTTGTGGTCAATACTTCGTTGCCTATAATATCCACCCTAAAACAAAAAAAGAATACACATGGACGACCCCGCCCCATAGATTTAAAGTGGAAGATACCCCTTTGCTTTCCGAAGAAGATGTTGAATATCTTTTTAAGTTTTTTCAAGAGATTACCGTGCCACTGGTAAAAGATAAAAAATCGATTATACCCTCTAAAACGTGGACTAACAACAATAATAGACAGTACACCAATAGAGAAATAACCGCCTTTTTATCTTGTTTTGGCGAAGAATTTTACAACGGTTCTCACGATGAATGGATACCCGTTGTTATGGCTGTTCATCACGAAACGAGAGGATCAAGTAAAGGTAAAGAAATAGCTAGAAGATGGAGTAAACAGGGATCAACCTATGATGAAGAGAATTTTAATTATAAATGGGACACCTTCGATTTTGAAGAAATAGGCGATACAGCAAAAAAGCGTTCTACGTTTACTTCTCTGTTTTACCACCATGGAAAATTAATCCCTAAAGGTCTTTTAGCTTCTCGGTTTAGCGACGCTTACAACAAAGCGATGTTTTCAATATATAAGAAAGGACATTTTTTATATACTGCAGATACGAAAGCTTGGTATAAAAAGGATAAAAACAACGTTTATATCTGGAGTTTAACACTAGATAAAATAACCGCTTCAATCATGAACTTTCTGGTTTCTATGAAAGAAGATGTTTTTGATTTGAGTGAAGAACCTGAAGATAATAATAAAAATTCAAAAAGTCCAAGATTTTGGTTCAACACTGATTATAGAAGACAAAATGTTGAAGAGAACTCAAAGGCTAAATCCACTGCTCAAAGCCTTGAAGCTGGGAGTATTTTCAGCATAACGTCTGATCTACTGGATTCTTCTTCTCGTTTTCTTGGTGAACAAGACGGGATTCTGGATTTAGAAACAGGACAAAAAGTCAAACCAACAAAAGAACTCTATATTACCAAATCAACAGGAACTCCTTTTGTTGAGGGTGAGCCATCGCAAGAGTTTCTTGATCTAGTGTCAGGATACTTCGAAAGCGAAGAAGTGATGGACTACTTCACCCGTTGTGTTGGAATGGCGTTGTTAGGAGGGAATAAAGCTCAACGATTTATTCATATTCGAGGTGTTGGAGGAAGTGGTAAAAGCACCCTCATGAACCTTATTAAATACGCTTTCGGAAACCAATACGTCATTAATGCCGAGGCAAGCGACATTATGCAAAACCGTCCCCCAGAAGCAGGTAAAGCAAACCCTAGCCTTATCAGACTCATGGGATCTAGAATTGTTATTATCAGCGAAACTAATGAAAATGATGAGATAAACGCCGCTAAAATAAAACAAATGACAGGAGGTGATTGCATGACAGCACGCCTCAATTACGGTAATACCTACAGTGAATCACCCGCTAGTTTTACTCCTTTCATCGTCCCTAACAAACATCTGTTCGTTAGAAATCCCGATGATGCATGGTGGAGGCGATACATCGTAATCCCTTTCGATAAACCAATAGCAAATAGGGATGCATCCTTTGCCCAAAAACTAGAAACCAAATACACCTTAGAAGCGAAGAAATGGTTTCTAAAAGGAGTTAAAGCCTACATCAGCAAGGGCCTAGACGTCGATATACCTGAAGTATGTTTAAAAGCCAAAGAGGAAGAAAGACAGGGAACAGATACTTACCAAGCGTGGATTGATGATTGTTGTGATATTGGTGAAAATCTATGGGAAGAGAGCCACAGTTTAGCAAAAAGCTACAGTGAATACCGGGAACAGGAGTTAAACTACGATAGAAAACGTATATCAACGAGAACGGTTACGCTCAATCTTAAACAAAAAGGATTTATAGGAGGGATTAAGCGTGAAAAAATAGAAAAAGAATGGAAATCCAAACGCATCATCAAAGGATTAAAACTTAAACCTGCCTTTGAATCAGTGGATGATAATAGTAATATTATAGATTTTAAGAGATAGGTATAACTAATTGACTCTGTTAACATCGAAGGTGTATAATAGGACTTATGGAAAAGACAGCCGTAAGACAAAAAGTTCAAAAAGATAGTGTTGAAATCCGCTTTACGAAGTTGGAAACGGCTTTACCATATCTTGCAACTAAAGCGGATCTAGCTGATGTTAGAACAGAGCTTAAACAAGATATAGCTAACGTTAGAACAGAGCTTAAAGCAGATATAGCTGATGTTAGAACAGAATTAGCTTGTACTAAGTCAGAACTTAAAGACGCTATTAACAGTCAAACAAAGTGGTTTATGGGGATAATAGTCTCTGTACTCGTATCTACTATAGGAATACTGTTAAAACTATCTAGCCATTAATCAATAACCTCCTTTACGCCATTTTACCTCCATTTCCACCAGCACATCATGCCAACAAACCCGGAAAAGAGTAGGGCATTAAACGCTATCTTCAGCTTCTCTAAGCATGTAAAAGAATGTTTTTTCATGGTTTATCCTCCAAATCAGCCAGCTCAAATTTGAGCTCGCTAACTTCCAAGTGTCAAAGATGGGGTAACGTTTTGTTACCCCATAGCAATGAGCATTAGTCTTAAGGGGGTTCCGTTCCAGGTGTTCATTCTAATACCGTATCACCTTCAACTACTGTATCACCTCCAACTACCGCATTACCTCTAACTCTTGCGTTCCCACTAATTACCGTAAAGCCAATAACGAATGCATCACCTCCAACTTCTGCAGTATCTCTAACTATTGCATTACCTCCAACACTTGCATTACCGCTAACTTTTGCATAACCTCCAACTTTCGCATTATCTCTAACATATGTATTATCACTAACTTCTGCATTACTTTTAACTTGTGCAAAACGAGAAACTGACGCATTACCACTAACTCTTGCATCATCAATAACGGTTGCACAATCTCTAACTACTGCATTATCATACACCCAACAACTACCACTATGGCAAAGGTTATCTTCATCTTCGATAAAACCCCCCTAAAGCACCTTTCTTAACATCGTTAAAACCTCTTAAAGCCCTAATGCGATGACATTCTGAAAAGACTCTGTGTTCTTCTTTTGTTATTTTATATTTCTTCGTCATAGGTTCTATTCTTCCATATCTGTCGGTTGAACTTTGTTGAAAGAGCCCCTTGATAGTTTGCTCAAGGGGCTCTTTCGCTTTAATCACTAGATAGTTTCGCACCCTTTGTAAGGTGTTCTTCATACCTCTGATTTACCTTAGTTTGTAACTCTTTTTGTTCTTCTAAAGTAAGCCTACAAACGGCATCACAGAGTTGATCAGGATTCAGCTTCTTTGGTTCATCCGCTAAACCACAGCCACAGAGGGATAATAAAGTTGAAGCAATTAGTACTTTCTTAATAGTCATAATGGTATTTTCCTTTCATTGTTATTCGCCTTTTGGCTCGTTAAACCTCTAAAGGGGTGTTAGTGGTTTTTATACAGGGGTGGATCAATCACGGAGGTATAAACATCCACCCCCGAACCCTTTACAGGTTATCCCTCAAATCTGACTGGCGTAATAATCTTCTTTATGCTCTTGATCAGGATGCTCACTACAGTTTTCACAACCTTCACAATCTTCACGGGCTTCATCTAATAACCTCCAAACCTCATTATCTTCGAATATCTTGAGTTCTAAACGCCGTTTATGAGCCTTAGCTAAAACAATAATCCGGTTGACTTCCTCGATTAAATCCTCTAGTATGTGTGTCCGTATTGTACGGTCCCGAAAATGAATTAACTTCTTAGAGGTCTTTAAAGCTCTTTCAAGCTTCTCAATTACCTCTACTTCATAGTTAGATTCAGGCTCAATGCCCATCCGAGGGTTTACAGCACTTAAAAACTCGTAGTTGGCTTCAATCTCTTCGAGGTAATATTGCTTTAATTGTCCCATTTTCTAGGTCTCCGTACTTCGTCTACACCGCCCCTTTAAAAGGGTGGTTGTAGGTTGTGGGTTAAGCTACTTTTTCAAGAAGTTCAGCTTCGCTGGGGTTTACAACGAATTGAAGCGTAAAACACGTTGTGTGAATTTCATCCGCCAATTCAGATATGTGTGGCGATAGGGCATCTGCGGGATTACCGAAGGTGTGTTTGATTTCCTTGTAAAAGTCTTCTAGATAACGTATTAACGCATAGCGGGAATGAAAAATGACATCTCGATTCAAGTGGCCTGAGTCACGAGAGTAATTACGAACGCTCTTCTTTAATATTTTATTTAGCTTGTCATGGAGTAATTCATCACTAACCACTTTAGCTACCGCTAGAGGCTTAAACTTTTCAGTTATTTTAGATCTTTCACTCTCAATGAGCCCTTCTATGAAATGACTTAAAGAATAGGTTATATCCTTCGGTTTAGGACATACCTCCGTAACAGTCTTCAAACCGTTTTCCTTAGCAAATTTCCGCCTTAATTCAATAATTTTATCACGAAGCTTCTGCTCTCTATACGTGTTCGAGTAGCTTTCAGGGGAATACAACGCTTCACACCACTTATCTAAATAGAATTTAACATCTTCATGTAGGTAGTTCTTAAACTGCTTTTGTAAATCTATTTCCATCAGTTACTCCTTAAATTTCTTAAATCAATCCGTTTCATTTAACAGATGACTTTTTATTTATTTTATGGTATTATTAGCTATAATTTAAAGTATGTCAACTAAAAACTTTAAATTATAGCTATTATTCACACTAAGGTCGTGTTTACAGTTGGTTAAAGGCTTGGATGTTATGTTTTTAAATCCATTTTTAGAAACTTCGTTAAAATCATTGCAAGAGTACACTTTGATCATCACGCCAGAAATACGCCAATATTGGAAAGACGTCGGAACACGTATAAAAGATATCCGAAAAGCTAATAATAAGACTCAAAAAGAAATGGCTATAGGGGCTAACCAACTTGAAAGCGCCGTCAATCTGTTTGAAAATGGCATGTGCTCTACAAGCATTAGGTACGCCTTATATCTACGTAATGAATACGAAATCAGTTTTGATTGGATCTATGACGGGGAAGTGATAGATAGACGATATGAAGATGTCACTAACAAGAAAAGACTAGACCCATACGCCATTGGAGCAAGGCTTAAATCTATTCGCAAAGATAAAGGAATGTCTCAAATAGAATTCGGAAAGCTTTTAGGTATGCCAAATTCAACTTTAAGTAATTATGAACAAGGTCGAACAATACCAGAAATAAAACCTGCTAGAAAAATAAAGCAAGTAACTAAAAAACATCTTGATTGGATTTACTTCGGGGATGAGGTTATCGTACCTAAAAGTATCAAAAGAGCAAAAGGCAATCAAAGTTCGAAAAAGTCTAAGAAAGATAAAAAGTCTTCAAACCCTTGACACAACACTTTGAGAGATGTTATTGTAAACAGAAATTCTTAACGCTCTTAATAAAGAGCAACGGAGTTTTTAGAGGACGATATTAAGGGACTGCGAAACTATAGGTTGCACCTCGGGAGGACAGCCGACGATTACTAGTAGCAAGAACGTCAAGAGACCCTCTAAAACTTTCGTCACGGCTTTACGTGTACTAAGCGATATTGTGGACGCTTGATAACCATAAGCTACACCTCGTGCGGATAGCGATGATTGGTTTATCTCGGTCGCACCAAGAAACTTAGTGCCCCTTCAGCCGAATTATGGTTTTAATCGTCGTTTTTTTTAAATTAAAGAACGATGAGCCATAGTAGTCGTTTTTTTTTAAATTTTAAAAACGATGACAAATTTTCACGTCTTCTAAAAATAAAAAAACCTTAGAAAAGCCCCAAAAAGACCTTATTTATAAAAACTCGTTACGTATCTATAACACAGAATGAAAAACCTAAAACAGCCGTTATTACAAGGATTTAGCACGGTATTTATGGTAACACTCGTCACGCTTCGTTACACATTGAAAATAGAAACGTGACCAGTAAAAACTAAGTACTTTCAAAGGCTTATAGTATACTCGTTACGCTCGTTACGCTTCTCAGCGCCATACTCCTCTACTATATACGTATATACAGTGAGCTGTAGTCCCTATAATCCATTAATAATATTCTCTCACATAAGCAAAAAGTTGAAAACAAGCGTAACGAACGTAACGAGTGGTTATTACCTACCTTAAGATATTGAAAATACTTTACTTTTACTCGTTACACTTTGAAAAATAGAAGCGTAACGAAGCGTAACGAAGCGTAACGAGTATTTGAAAAACGACTACTACTGCTACCCCAAAGTGGCTGAAGGTCGGCATCTGCGAGCTTTTTATAACCTCGTAACTTAAGGAGCTTCATAACTTCAATAACTTAAGGAGCTTCATAGCTTAAGAAGGCTCCTTAAGCCCCTCAAACTTTTAAATTGTCGCGCACCTTACAACTTCTAAAACCTTAAAGCTTTTAAAGCTTATAAAACTTTGTAAAAAGCTTGCTATTTATTTGATTTTATGCTACTTTACCTTTATTATGTACGCTCACAAATACACAAAAGAAAGAATTGATAATATTTTAGCTTCTTTTAGTGGTGGTTTGTCATTATCACAATCCTGTAAGAAGCACGGTGTAACTGTGGTTTCTTTTCACGGTTGGGTAAAACAAGATCGAGAAGATTTAGAAAAGCGTTATGAGCAAGCTAAACAGAGCCACATGGAGCATTTGAGCGAAAATCTTGCCTCTGTTGTTGAAGCTCCACTTACTGAAGAAGAAAGAGATCATCCTCAAGCAATCAAGTTACGAGAACTCCGTATGAAACGTCTGCAATGGGAATTAGAGAAGAGATATAGAAATGTATACGGTAATCATGTATCGGTTGAGCAGAAGCATACGATAGATTTAAAGCCGTTGATGGATAGAGTACAACATAGCATTCAAAGCAAGGGATTAAAGCCTGTTAAAGCATTAGATAAACAAACAGAAAAGCCTCTTGAGCTTCCGAAGTTAACTAAACATGACTAATCTACCATCAATACCACAAAAGAAGATTAAGGATTATTTCTGTTGATTTATGGAGTTTAAGGAGTTTGGAGTTTAATTAGTTAATAAAAACTTCAAGAGTTTAGGAGTTTAAATAGTTAATAAAAAGTTAAAGAGCTGAAGGAGTTTAGGGAATTTAGAGGGTGGGGAGGCCCCCAGAGACTAATTTTAAAGGATATATAGGCACCCCTCCGACAATTTTTATAAAATTTTGGAATATTGAAGAGTCTTCAGCTATTTTACACAACAATGCTTCTTAAGCTCAGAAACCTACCATTAGCGACAAAAGAGTGTATAACACCTTATCCCCATTACAAAATCAAAAAAACTAATTTTAATCATGTTTCTGACGTTTTTAGCTTGCAGAGCGATTCAATTTATGGTAGTGTAACCTTTGTTAAGGAATGAAATACGCTTTAGGTATGCTTTAGAAGGGAGGGGGTTGTGTTAACCACGTCTGCAATCCTCTTCTTTCTTTAGTGTGTTATAATTGAATTTTATTGAAGAAGGGTTTTATTGAGCCGAGAACTTCCAACAAATCCAGAAACGGAGCAAAAGCTTTTTGATCTGATGTGGTCTGATGAGATAAAGCTGAGTTTTAGCAATTTTGTATTGCATTTTTTTCCTTGGGGTGAAAAAGGCACACCGCTTGAAGGTTTTTCTGCTCCTAGGAGCTGGCAACTAGAGTTCATGGAAGTGGTTGACGCTCATTGTCTTAACAGTGTTAATAACCCCAATCCTGAAGTATTTAAAGGGGCTATATCGGCAGGTCGTGGTATTGGAAAGACGACGTTAAACGCTTGGTTAGTTTTATGGCTGATGTCGACTCGACCAGGGATATCGGTTATTTGTCTTGCGAACTCTGAGACTCAGCTTAAAACGACTTTATGGGCTGAAGTTAGTAAGTGGCTATCCCTGTTACCGAACAAACATTGGTTTGAGATGCAATCGTTATCTTTGCATCCAGCTCCTTGGTATTCTGATGTTTTACATTGTAGTCTTGGGATTGATTCTAAACATTATTCGACGATGTGTAGGACGTATTCGGAAGAGCGTCCTGATACTTTTGTTGGTCATCATAACACCTATGGAATGGCGATAATTAACGATGAAGCATCGGGCACTCCTGATGTTATTAACTTAGGCATTCTTGGATTTTTAACGGAGCGGAACGCTAATCGTTTCTGGATTATGACGTCTAATCCTCGTCGTTTAAGTGGCAAATTTTACGAGATATTTAATAAGCCATTAGATGATTGGAAGAGGTTTCAGATTGACACACGAACGGTCGAAGGCATTGATCCGAGTTTTCATGAAGGGATCATAGCTCGTTATGGTTTGGATTCCGATGTTACCCGGGTTGAGGTATGTGGACAATTTCCACAACAGGACATCGATAGTTTTATACCACTTAATATAATTGAAGAAGCCCTGAACAGAGAGCCTTGTCCTGATCCTTACGCCCCTCTTATTATGGGTTGTGATATAGCAGAGGAGGGTGGCGATAATACCGTTGTTGTTCTGCGTAGAGGTCCTGTTATTGAGCACCTATTTGATTGGTCAAAAACGGATTTGAGGACGACGAATAACAAGATTTCTGGTTTAGTTGAGAAATACCGCCCTGATGCGATTATTATTGACGCAAATAACACTGGTGCAAGGACTTGTGATTATTTGGAAATGTTGGGTTATCACGTATACAGAGTGCTCGGTCAGAAGCGTGCTGTTGATCTTGAATTTTGTCGAAACCGACGCACGGAGCTACATGTTAAGATGGCTGATTGGCTGGAGTTTGCGAGCCTTATCAACCACAGTGGATTAATTCAAAACCTAAAATCCTTAAAGTCTTTTATCGTTCCGAATACGGGCGAATTAGCCATTGAATCTAAAAGGGTTAAAGGAGCTAAAAGCACCGATTATTCGGACGGGCTTATGTATACCTTTGCGGAAAATCCACCACGCAGTGATATGGACTTTGGTCGGTGCCCATCTTACCAGTATGAAGGGGTTGATTTATTGATTGAGCGGAGGTTTGAATATGACTCCCGATGATAATCGATCTGCCTTTTCTTTTTTCCGTTGGCGGACACAACCGCTTATTTCTCGTTTTTTGGAGTTTATCGGATGAGTTTCTTAGATTCGAGTGTAAAATTCGGTTCATCGCTATCCAGTGGTTTTAAGCTAGGGTCCATATTTGGCCCTGTTGGGGGTGTTATAGGCGGGTTAATGGGCGGAGCAGCAGGTTTATATAGTGAATGGGATACCATTGGTGGATTTTTCGGTAGTTCTCAGAAAGAAGGAAAAAAAGAAGAAGAGGGTGTTCGCCCCTTGGAAGGGGATGAATTGGCTGAAGTGAGACGCCAGGAAAGTTTACGTGCTTACGAGATGAATAGAATACCCATTCCTGCTCGGCGTTTTACCTCATCGAGTCTTTTATCAGGGGTGCATGTACGATGAATCAAAGATCTGCCAAAGATATACAGGATCGGTTTAATTATTTGAAGAATCAAAGAGGGGAATTAAATTATTGGATGGAGGAGTTAACGGGGTTTTTATATCCTTATAAGAATAACGCCCAATTGCGTATGTGGGATACGACAGGTTCTGAGGCGTGTATTAAGCTATCTTCGTTGCTTTCGTCTCTGATTACGCCTCCCGGGCAGAAGTGGCATGGTTTAGCGGAGTCTTTTTCGGCTTATCAAGCTTTTCTCTATAAGGAGGACGCCAGATCGAAGAAGGTGAGAGAGTGGTGTGATCAAGTAACGGATACTCTTTTTGGATTTAGGGAGCGTTCTCGTTCGGGTTTTGTTGGTTGTTTGCAGTCTTTTTACACCAGTGTTGTTGAGTTTGGCACGGGGTGTTTTTACATGGAAGCGGACGTTGATGAGAAGGGATTGGAAGAGGGTATACGCTATATTTCGGTGCCTTTATCCAACGTTTATATGAGCGTTAACCACCAAAACGTTGTGGACAGTGTTTATCGAGAATTTACGTTTACGGTGGATCAGATTGTCAGCAAATGGGGTGATAAGGTTTTATCATCTAAAATGAAATCGGCTTTGGCTAGGAATGAAAACGAGCGGTTTACGATTATCCATGCGGTTTATCCTAAAAGTCTTACAGATAAGAAGAAAGACAAAGGCAACAAGGGTTTTCATTCGAAGTTTGTCAGTGTTGATGAGAACCGTTTTTTTGAAGAGAAGCAGATTGCTACGTTTCCTTATATTGTTGGACGCTACCGAGTGCGGGCTGATGAGATATACGGGCGGTCCCCTGCTATGGAAGCGTTGCCTACGATTCGGCGTTTGAATGAGACGGTTAACGAATTGGCTCAGTTTGGGCGTCTTTCTCTGCACCCGCCGACAATTGCGGTTTCGGAAGCGAAGCAACGAAATTTTGATCTGAAGCCAGGTTATATGAACATAGGTGCTTTAAGCAGAGAAGGAAGATCGTTGTTTCAACCTGTGCAATTCGGCAATCCTCTTCCTTACCACGAGGAGCTTAATCGATTAAAAGAGTCGATCCGCAGTTTGTTTCTGCTCGATTTGTTTCAGGTTCTTGATGATAAAGCGTCACGTTCTGCTGCGGAATCGATGGAAAAGACCCGTGAGAAAGGGGCGTTTGTAGGTCCTCTTATAGGTGGGCTCCAATCGGAATTTATTGGGGCGATGATTAGTCGTGAGTTGGATATTCTGGATTCACAAGGCAATCTTCCCGAGTGTGAAGGGGCTGATAATCCTCCTGTTTCATTATTAAAGGTGGAATATACATCACCTTTATTCAAATACCAGCAAGCTGAGAGTGTTGCGAGTGCTCTTCAAGGGGTTAACACTGTTGTTGAATTGGGAGTTAAAACGGGTGATCCAAGCTGTATGGATCATATGGATACGGATAGGGTTTCCCGTTTTTCTTTATGGGCGACCAACACCCCTGCCGTTCTTATCCGCGATACCGCCGAAGTGGAGGATATTCGCCAACAGAGGGAAGTTCAAAGGAGGGTGATGGAGGAACAACACCTTCAACAACAGTTACAACAAACAAGCCAGGATATAGGGGCTAAAGCCGCAGGAAGAGCAATGGAGAAGAAACTTACCCACGATATGATGGAGAACAGCTATGGTTAATTTTAGAAAACTTGCGGATATGATTAAAAGCAAAGTGTTATCCCGTGGCTATACGGTTGATTCCGATGCTTTAGCGAGACAACTGGAAGAAGACGAGCGAAGAATTCGTCACTACAAACATGTTTATTCCACTCCTGAAGGTCGTTTCGTCTTGACAGATTTGATGGTTGAAGGCGGGCTTTTATCATCAGTTTCAAATGATTCTGCCCACCAACTTGCCCTTTTGGAGGGAAAGAGAAGTTTAGCGGTCCACATAGCTTCCAATTGTGGGCTTAGTTTTGAACGAATTGTACAAATGTATTCTGATAACCCACGATACTAAGGAGTAAATAATGAGTGATGAGACTGATCAGTTAACTCCCCTACCTTCAACACCACCCGTGGTCGAATGCGAGCGTTCGCAACGGTCTAATCCACCACCTTCGAAGGAAGAAGCGGTACAGAGTGACCCGCAAGGTCGTAATCCTTCCTCTAGTTCATCATCAACTGAAGAAGCTGGGGAACCTAAACCGCCGATCGAAGACTACACTTTAAGTTGTCCTGATTATGTCTCCGAGGCAGAGGTTACCGCTCATATTGAGGCTTTTAAGGAAGCGGGCGTTGATGCGAGGGTGGCACAGAAAGTGGTTGACAAGCTTGTTGATCATGGACGGAAGATCGGTGAACAATTTGGTGCGTCTTTGGAGGAAGAGAGAAAGCTTTTACAAACGAAATTAGGGTCGGATTACGAGACAAGGGAAAAGGATATAGCCCGTTATTTTCGTAAAGAGAAAATACCCGACAATGATGTTCAATCTCTTATTTCCGCTTGGGGGTTTGAGAAGACGTTTAATTTTTTTGACCGTTACGCCCAGCAGAACAAAGAATCCTCAACAGGAGACACATTTGTCCGATCGGAGGGATCCCAAGAGGCTGATAGAGATTTTGATAAGGTTTTTAATACCCCCGATTTCGGATCAAGGGTTTTGTCTGGGGATAAGGAGGCGACAAAGACCCTTCGGCAATGGGCCGAAAAGCAAGCAACACTTAATCAATAAAGGAATAAAAAAATGGCTACAAAAGAACAATTAGCAACTGCTAATATATATGAATTTAAGAAACATGTTGAGTTAGCACTTCAAGAGACTAAATCGAAACTTCGCCCAACGGTAACAGAACAAGCAACGGAAGGGGAAGCATCGGCACTGGTTGAAGTGTTTAAACCTACAGAAGCTCATGAGATTGTCGGGGATATGCCTGATACAATCTATAATGCGACGGATCAAGATAGACGTTGGGTTGGTCATAGCCAATTCGGTTGGGCAGAACGCATTGATCCGTTTGCAACCCTTGATTCAGGTATTAATCCGTTATTGCCATATGCATCGTTAGCGACAGCAGCGATGCATCGTAAGCAGGATGAAGCGATACTAAAAGGTATGCTTGGAGTTAATAAGAAAGGTAAGATAGGGGCGGAAACTGAGTTTTTTTCTAAAGAAAATATACTATCTGCGGTTGAAGGGGATGATTTTTTCAAAACCTTTATAGGACAATTGATTACTGCCAAATCGATATTCCGAAAACGCTATATTGATGTTGATTCTGAGCAAGTTTATGTTCTAATTCCTAGTGATGTATGGGCATCGCTATTTGCCTTAGAAAGGGCTACTTCCAAGGATTATATCAACACTGCTGCTTTGCAAGCGGGTAAAATTGAAGCGTTTGCGGGTGTTTGGTTTATCAACATGGAAAAAGTTCCAGGTAATGATTTGTTTCCTGCTGGAACAAAATTCCCCGGACTGATTGACGGAAAGGTTGAATACCCTAATGGCAAACCTACCGTGAAATCTTCTGCAAAATTTGAAGATACTAAGATTAAGTATGTTCTTCCAATTTATTGCAAATCGGCGGTGGTTTTCACACAAAGAAAAGCCATTGATGTACAACATTCTAAAGATCCTGGTAAATGGCATGCCCCTCAAATCACTTTAACCTCATCTTTTGGAGCAACGAGAATAGAACCAGATAAGATATTAGGGATTGAGATATCGAAAGATTCCTTGAAAGGTGTGCCAGTGCTAAAAGGAACTAAGGCTGCATAATGACGGAACTTGAGATCTGTAATTGGGCGTTGTTGAAGTTAGGGCAACGCCCCCTCGAGAACTGGAACGAAAGGAGTCTCAAAGCGGACTATTGCCGTCTTTTGTTACCTCCAATTCATAAGGGTCTATTGCGTTCTTTTTCATGGAGTTTTGCGACGCAGTCGATGGACTTATTACCTTTATATTTTACATATAACGGGGAGTTAAAATATTATATTCCCTTAAAATGTCTTAAAGTTTTAAATACAAGTGAGGAAACTCAGTTAAGGGGCAGATGTATTGTAGCTCGTGGTGATACCCCCCGCCCGCTTTCTCTTAAGTATATTGGGGAAGTTCCCCTATCGGATTGTGATCCCCTCTATCAAGAGGCGTTTGCTTTAAAACTGGCAGGAGAACTGTGTCCTCCTTTAATCATGGATGATCAAATGCGATCCTATTTGAAAGGTGAAAGCGAGCGAGTTTTAGCGGTTGCTATGGACATGGATGGTGTAGAAATTCCTGAAGACAGGGGGTATCACAATGGTTAATACGACGTGGACAAAGCATTCTTTTTCCGCTGGCGAGCTGTCGCCACGTCTTCTTCAGTCCCGTAAAGACTTGTCTCTGCACGCTCAAGGGGTTGCGAAGAGCCGCAATCTTATCCCTTTAAGATATGGACCCCTGGTTTCTATGCCTCTTATGCAAGAGTACAGAGATTGTCGTTTAGATCCAAGATCAAACCGTGTGTTTTCTTTTAGCATCCCAGACGGTGGTTATGCGTTACTGGTTTTTGGGGATAAAAAACTACAGATCGTCGTTGTAAGATCTTCTACGAAGTGGTCTCCGGCTCTTTTCGGGAAAACGTATAAAACCCCCTATACTTTTAAGGATAATAAGAGCTTAGAATATGCGGTTTTTGGATCAACTGCGGTTTTTGTCCATAAGGATCATCCACCCCACCACCTTCTTTACATCCAAGACGGGGATAAAATCTCGTTTACGTTTGATGAGATAAAGTTTCTTCCTCCTCCTTGGCTGGGGGACGGCATGATTTCAGGGGTTAAGTCGAACGCAAAGCTGTCGATATCTCAAGCGGACACCAGTACTGCCCGTATTACATCGGATATGAAGATCTTTAAACCCCTCGATAAGGGAAGGAGTATTCGTTTAGGATGTCATCCGCCAGAGTGGGCTAAGAACACAAATTATTCTATAGGTGCTTATATCGTTGCGGATGATAAAGTCTACCGAAGTCTTACCACGGGTCGATCGGGGGATCGTTTTGGTTATTCAAAAGGAGCAACGTACGTTAAGGACAATAATATAACTTGGATAACCGTCCTCAATCTTTCTTCTAAAACCTCCCGGGAATCGGCTTCAGGGGCTGTAGCTCCGTATTATGTATGGGGGGATATAAAAGACGTTTCGAAAGATGGGCGTTCAATATCCGTAGCTCCTCAGTCGCAGACCCTTTTTCAAGCAGGAGTCTCTGTTGTTTCGTGGTTTATGAGTGCGTGGGGCGAGCAAGAGGGTTATCCGTCACATGTAACGTTTCATAATAATCGATTGCTGTTCTCTGGCAGTAAGGGCGATGAACTTTCGGTTTATTTATCGAGTTTTGGGGCTTTTTACGATTTTTCTCTTGATGGGGAATACGGGTGTTACGATCCTACGAAAGCGTTAACGACAGCGGTTACGGACTTTTCTGCGAGCACCATTCATTGGATGCATCCGTTCGGGGAAGGGGTGTTGGTTGGGTGTGATACATCTTTATGGCTTTTGTCCATCAGCCTTTCTAAGGGATTATCTATTGATTTTCGACGGGTATCGGGATCAGGAGTGTACGCTTGTCCTCCTGTGAGCGTTGGTGATTGTCTGGTCTTTGTTTGTGGGGTGGGGCGACGGATTAAATATATATCAGGGAGCACCGAACAAGGGTTTCGATTCAATGAAATAACGCAACTCGCTGATCATTTGTTCAATCAGCGTATACTGCAGTTGGTGTATCAAGAAGAGCCGCATTCGATCGTTTGGGTGGTGCTGGAACCTAAGGATAACTCTTTTCCTCGCTTGCTAGGTTGCCGATTTTCGGCTGAGGGGGAAGGGGATTTTGCGTGGCATACCCACATGATTAGCGATAAACATTATGTTTTATCCGCCGCCTCTTTTCCGAATGATAATCGTGGGGGAACATCACTTTGGATGTTGGTCGCACTGTCGGCTGGCGAGGAACGTTCCTTCACCGTTCGTTTGAATTTATTGGATGATTTTAAATAAAGTTTTATAAGGAGTGTGGTTCTAATGGGATTTTGGAATTCAATTACATCGATCGCGGCTACCGTTGGTGCGGTTGTTGGCACGGTGGCTACAGCAGCGGCTCTGGCAACTCCTATAGGTTGGGTCGGAGCAGCTGTGGCGGGTGTGGGTGCTGCAGTGGTTGGTGCCGGGGCTAGTGATTTGGCTATGCACAAAATGAGAGAACAGGAAGAAGAGGAAAAAAAGCTTCTGAAAAAAGGATTAAAGAAGAGACAGAAAAACTACTGATATCAAAAGATCCAGAGGTTTTAGAACGACTTAGAGTGATGAATGAGTTAGCCACCTCGATTGACTATCAAACCAATAATCTTGATCAGGATAAAATACCTTCCGAAGACGTAGCTAAGACCCTTACGTCTATCCAAGATAATATTAAACATTTGAGAGAATTCATCATTGCATGGTCATCTGATCTCAATCCCCATAAAGACCGTTACGATTATATCGTAGGCCCGATTGAACAACGGTTGAAAAAAGTCTCTGAGCGTTATGAACGAGTTGTAAGCCGAGATTTAACCTTGGTGATCGAAGCAGGTCTCAAAGATCTTAAGGAAGTAGGGGACACACTTAAGAGACTTGCTGAAACTGGTGAGGTGATTTTATCGGACAAAAGCGACCGTCTTTTGTGTCGGTTTATGGATATGGTCGAGACTGAGGATGAGCATAAAATAAACAAACAGGTTCGAGACGCATTAGAATCCGCAGGATTTGATTTGGAGTCCACACAAGAAAATATTAGAAAGGTTGAATCTGCCTTAATCAACAATAATATGAAAGACGCTTTTAGATTTCTAGAATTGGCTCAGAAATCAAAGGAAACAGCGGATAGTCATATTATTGAAGCGATTGATGTGGGCACAAAGCTGAAAGAAAACACTCCACCGACTACTTTTACATCGATTTCTAAAGTATTATTGAAATCGAATAATATGCAAGATGTGGTGTTTACCAAGATTAAGGAGGTGGTAAAAAAGCATGTAAACGCAGAGTTAGGGCATAGGAAGTTAAGAGGGCTTGCTTTTGATCATACTTATTTCAACGATAAACTGAACCAGTTTTTAAAAGAAATAAAAAACCATCAAAAGGAATACGATGAATCCGAAAAAGGATCATCCAAAGCCCGTTATCATGCTGCGTACGCCCACATTTATTGGGATCTCGCTAACGACTGGGTAAACGGAAGAGTGGGGGATAAGTCGGATGAGTGGGCCCGAACGAGCACCAACATTGCTAGTTGGATTGGGAGGATAACGAGAACCGAGGGGTTAGGCGGCGTAACCTACGATCAAATAAAGCAACTGAGAGACTTAGCTTCTAAGGTTAAGGCTGACTATCACTGGGCGGAAATAAGACATGGTAATCGATTTAAAGCGGAAACTAGGCTTGCGTATTCGACAATAGCCAACGTCGCCAATTTTACGAGTGAACTTAAACAGGCTACGGTGCTGGCCCGGGCTAACGCACAAGAAGAAAAACAAAGAAGAGAACAGGAAGCTAAAGAAAAAGCCGACAGAGAGAAAGCGGATAAGGAAGCTAAAGAAAAAGCCGACAGAGAGAAAGCGGATAAGGACCTACAAGAGAAGACACCTATAAAAGCGGAGGGGGATGATTTTGGTTTAGGGCTCCCTTCCGTCCCGACTCATTCTGTTAAACTTCCGCCTAAAGAAGAAGAGCTTGAAGAGGTTAAAGACGAGGGTAAAAAAGGGAAAGAACCCGGTACAACAGAGACGGACGATAGAGAGGAAACTGAAAGAAAGAATCAAGATATCCTTGACAACTCGTTATTGGCTGGGAAGACCCATACTAAGAATGAGACTCCAGCCATTCCTACTGCCAAAGCCCCACCGGCTCAAGCTCACAAGGGTATCCAGGATAAGAAACCTCAGGATCAAAGAGAGAAGCCATTGGCTTCTGATATAGGCGTTGGGGAAAGCGACTATGCTGGTATTAAACTAACCAAAAAAGAGAAGGAACTCCAAGAACAAGAGGAAAACCTCCGAGTAGCTGAGATTATTCAGCAATCTAGAATGCAAAGCGAGGATTTGCAAGAGAAGGCTTGGGATTCCTATAAAGAATGGAAATCCTTATCCCCGGATGAGATAAAGCAACGTTTTCAGAAGTATGCGAAGGTGTTCTACCGTTCGTACAGTCCTGTAGACGGATCTTACAAAGGGACACAGGAGTCCGATAAAGCGATTAATCATTTCCTTGATAACGATTTTGGTTATTACCGCATTCATAATTTTTTATCTCAGTGGAGTCCTTTAGGACTTATGTATGAAAAGGATGAACTTCACGGGGTTGAGGCGGTATATCAGAAATTGGATGTCCTTTTTCGCCACTGTATTGAAAACTTGAGGGCGAATAAGAACGCTGTAGACGCAATGTCTAAAGCCGTGGAGGCGGGGGAAAGCTCTGTTCGGAAACACAGTTTTGAAGTGTTATCAAGTAAACATCAAAAGAGCGTGATCGCAGTTAACAACTTTATCAAAGAGATTACGCACCATACGAGGAGGCTGGTTAAAGAAGACCCTAAACGAGGGAAATCAGAGTCTTATCTTAGTGACATTCGATCGGAACTGCAGAAAGTTAATAAGACGGTTATGGACATTCGGATTAAGCTACGTCTTTACGGGATATTTCAAGACATTCCGCAAGAGCAACCGCCATTATACACTATTATTTCGGGGAGTGAAAAAATCCTTCAAGGGGATTACACGTTTCCGCCTCTTTCGTCTTTGGATGTGCAATCGAAGTTTGATTCAAGTTATTCTAAATTATTTGAGATTTTTTATGGCGATTGGACAAACAACGCCATAAAGGAAGAACGGTATTGGACTATCTACGCCTTTGAGCGTTCGCTTAAAAATCAAGCCCACCTCAATGCGGAAGTGGAGCGTTTATCTGGGTTAGCCCAGCAACCTTCTGATTCTACCGCCGATTTAAAAGAGTTGCAAACCCAATTAAGTAGGGCGAAAAAGTATAAAGAGAGTAATGATGAACGGATTGTCTCTTTTATTCGATCCGAGTTTGAGAGAGAGATAAAAGAGTTGAAATCGGTGATTGAAGCCGATGCGAAGGAAAACCCGAACCCGAATAAAAATCAAAAAAAGCTACAGAAAACCCGAGAGAAATTGGTTGCACAATTATCCAGCCGTTTAAAAGAACTCAACATAGATAATGCATATGGCTTGTGGAATGAGTATAAGGAGGATTTTAAGGCGAGCTTTGAATACCCCTTGGGTACTTATGAGCCGGCTATTTTAGGTGCTATGAAGGATATGGATCGCCTTCATCCTATTTATTCAGTCTCTAAAACGATTCAGAAAGCGGGCGGTGATCCGTCTTTGATGATGGACTACGAGAAGGTTGAACCCAGCGATGTAATGGCTGGTTTACCTGACGATCTCGCTAAACGATTTAAGGCTTTATTGAGTTGGAAGGGTTGGCATCAACTTACTCCTGCACCCAAGATAAGTACTCCCTCCTTTGAGGTAAGTAGTTACGTAAACCCTAAACGCATGCATGCGGATACTGAATCGGACATCTATTTTGAGGAGTTTAAACGGTCTTTAAGCTCTTGGGAAGATGAACCAAGAATTGAGGTAGAACGAGATGCTACACTTCCAAGGTTGGCAAAAGATGATGGATCAAAAGAGGATGAATATGAAGGGGGTGCGAACGAGCGGTATGTTTGTATTCCCAGTATGGATACGAGTGAGTCCTTCAACAGCACAATGGGTAAGAAGCGTCGTATATTCAAGGTAGTGGTTCGAGTTATCAACACCGCTGATCTTGAAGTTGGGATATTAGGTTTTCCTATTGTCCCTGTGGAGGAGTTACGAGGCAAACCGAAGACGGGCGAATTTGAGGTTTTAGTCCCGTCCGATGCGTCGCTTAACCCTGAAATAATCATCCGCCAAAAGACCGGAGGTTATTTCTGTCTTACTTCCATCACCGCACACACGCAATTTGAAGGAGAGCGATATGAGCATAGGCATGGATGACCTCTTATATGGATTATCACTTGCGTCACCCCTTGTTGGAGCTGGGCTTCGTATTTCTTCGACGCTTGCTTCGCACAGGTCGTCGATTAGAGACCACGAATATCGATCATTACTAGCGGAAGAAAACGCTCTTAGGGCGGATGTTCTCTATTTGGATAGGGAAGACCAAGCCCGCAGAGAAGGGATAATGGACACGGGTGTCTTTCGTATGAAAGCGGTGTTATCGGGTGTATCGGGGGCGAGTTTGGATCTGTTGGTCGGGCAAAACACCCGCAACGCCTATAAAGGTATCAACACCGCTCGAACAGCGAGAGAACAAACGGTTGCTCGGTTTGCTAAAGAAGCAGGATGGCACAGAGCTAATAAGGAAGCGGTTAAAAATAATAGATGGGCGTCCGTTGCCGCAATCGCCGGTCCTCCTATGGTAGAGTCGGCGTCATCGGCGGGTATGAAGATGTTTAGACGTTATAACGTAAAAGGAAAGGACGCTTCATGATTGAGATCACGACCAACAAACCCTTAGTGGAGGCGGTTACTCCGAATCAAGACGCAGTGAGGGACTCCGTCAATCCTCAAGCGGGGTTGCGTGATCTCGGGGACGCTCTTGGGAAAGCCACTCAATTCTTAGAAGGGATACGCCGAGACAACGCTTTTGCGACTGCCAACACCCGATACACGGAACTTTCGTTTAAAGCTGTTCAAGACTTTCACGATTTTACCAACAGTTTGGATACCAGAGACAGCCTTCAAGCGGGGGATAAGATCAAGGAGTATGTAGACGGGAGGATACGGTCGGCATATGATCGGTTCCTTTCGAGCATTTCTCATAGGGATGTTCGTAAGAAGTTTCAAGCTCAGGTAGAACACGATATACGCGATTATCATACAAAAGGTGTAGATATTCAAATAGGAGCGACCCAACGAGCCCAAGAGGATAACTTGAATATGACGGTGGGTCTCGCAGCAGCTCACGTTTTGCACGATCCTTCCAATGAGAATTATTTTCAACGGGTCCAAAGCATAACCGATCACATCAATTCTCTTCCGATTGACCTCAGGTTAAAACAAAAATTGCTCAGTGAGGCCAAAGAGAAGTTAAACACCAATCAGATTATCGGTGCGCATGCGAGGGATCCTCGGGTCTTCGAAAACTTTATGCGTGCTTTTTACAAAAAAGGCCACCCACCGAAGGATTCAACCTCGTTATCCGATGTTTCCGACTCAGCAAGAGAACGTAGTCTTGAGGTTGTTGAGGATGTGAGCAAAGCGATCGGTCTGGCGGGTTGGGATCGGCTTGACGACACAAAGCGACGTCGTCTTCTCGAACATCTATCGAGTAGAGATAACGCTCTTAATACTAAACTAAGAAAAGAAACACAAGCTCAGGCTCGTCGAATCGATGCTCAACTTAATCACGGCATCACGGTGAAACCCTCGGAGTTGATCCCGCTTGAGGATTATACGCAAGCTTACGGGGTTGAACAAGGGACGGAACTTTACAACTTACAGCAATTTAAGTCCGTTGCTGCTCCTGATGTAGCCCGTATTAAGCTGATGTCGACTTTTGATGCGAAGAAGTTTTTGCAAAAGATTGATGATGAATACATTTCCAACCCATCGCTATCGTTAGCGTCTACGATGATGGCTACTAAATATAAGGAAATATTGGAAAAATCCCACAGGCAATCGATGCAGGAACTTAATCAAGATGCTATTAGCTGGGGTATTAAGTATAAGCAGATTGACCCACTTCGTTTTGATACAGAGGAAAGTTTTGCCGACTCCCTTCGTCAACGTGCTGGGTTTGTTAAGAAGATTAAAGATGACTATAACCTTACAACCTCGCATTTTAACAAGACGGAAGAAAATCAATTAAGAACTCAGCTGGTGAAGCGTCCAGCTTCGGAGTCGGTGGATTTGATCCGAGGGGCGTACAACACGCTTTCGGATAGTGACAAGGAGGGCGTCCGTTCGTCTTTTGCCCATATTGAGGATAACGGTTTATCAGCGGTTGTTCGGTTAAGTTCGGAGTTTTCCGATGATGCGAAGAATGCAGCGATGGTGATTCTCTCTGGGATGAAACACCAGAAAGATACAGAAACCCGATACAACACCGATCATAAATCCAATAAATTTGATTCCTTATATGACTCTTATATCAACACACCTCTCACTAAACTTGAACAAAGTACCGCTGGTGGTAATTTTAACAAAGATAAGGAAGCCATCAAGTTATATCTGCTCGGTAGTATGAAAGACTCAGGCAACTACACCCTCAACAGAGTGCGGGTATCCGACGCTATGCAGATAGTGTTGGGCAACACTCCCGTTAACATTAATGAATCGATGCTTATGCCTCCTCGCGGTATGAGTAAAACGGATTTTGAGGATCGTTTATGGTATGCGACGAAAGATACGGGGGAGTATGATCCCTATACGATTAAGTACATGAACGTTGGATCTGGGAAATACATGATCATAAAGAATGGCAATCCGAAAGTTGATAAAGAAGGGAAAACCATCATTATTAACGTGGAAGACGTAAATAGAGATGAACGTATGGAGTCAACAATAAGGCACTATGAACACCAAATTTTTAACGAACACGCACCGTAAAACAGAAAGGGCGACGCATGTATTTCAACGCGGTAAGCGATGAGGATATAAGAGATAATATTAAGGAATGGGCGCAAAGACCACGTGTTTCCCCTGATATCAAATGGCACACGGGGCTTGGTAAAGAAGTTATAAACATGCCCGCAAGGTCTTTAGATAAGCTTGTTGCTCCCTTTCGGGAAGAGACGCACGACCAACCCAATTATTACAGGGGTTCCCGTACGGATCCTCATTCTGTAGGGACTGGGGCGCATCTTGTTGAAGGATTAACAAGCCTTGCTCCTTATATTGCGGGGGCGGCTCTTGCGGGGAAGTTGCTAAGCTTTATACCAACACCTCTGACCCGATTAGCGGGGCTTGCTTTGCAATCCGCTCCACTAGCAGCAGGAGCATTATATGCTTACTTATCCCATAAAGCTGAGAGCTCAATACACCATCAAATAGAAGGAGTGGATAAAGAGACCGCTGATGCTTTAGCGTGGCGGGAGGCGATAGTGCATACGTCTGCGTTACTCGCTCCTGGCGCTATTGCTTCTCAATCCATAGCGAAGACCGTCGCAAGTGGGGCAGTGTTGAATGTTCCTTTTGGTATGGTTGAACGGGGTTGGTCGTCCAAAGTTTTAGAAGATCATGGATATCCGGATATGGCACAGCATTACCGCATCTTTGATATGGAATCTCTGATAACAGATGGTCTGATCGGTGCATTCTTCGGCGGAATGCATTCAAAGCAAGTACAAAATATGTCTTTGCGTCTTGTTAACGATTTGAAAGAGGGTATTACGGAGCGATTACCCTATAAACATGGGGTTAAATCTTCTAGCCCTGGCTTGCATACCAGCTTTGATGCTTATGAGGCTCATACGGATACTTTAGCTCATGGGGTTGATAGCTTGGTTAGGGGTGAGTATCCACATTTTGATCAAGAAAAGCTTCAAACCATAGCCGACAACACCCTTGAAGATCCTCATTTTAAACCTCATTTACCTGAACCCGAGCCACTACCGCAGTACAAAGAGCATTCCGATAGACAAAAACCAAGTGAGCCCCTAGCCGAGCACCCTCACCCCAAAAGAAAAGAAGTTGAGCGAGAACTTTCTGAGATAGAAGGAGCTAAGAAAGAATCATCAGCACGGAAGTTTTTCGATGAAGGGTCTCCCGATCATTCCCCTTTTAAGGGTGAACGGAATCAAAAGCTTGATCCAATGCGGGGCGCGGATTTTACGGATGCTCCACACGCTAAGTTCGATGCGACAACGTTTACGGAGTCTCTACCCCATGTTGACGAACAAACCATGCATCGTTTTTCAGAGTTAAAGGAAAGACACCCTGTAGAGGCTCGTGAGGTTCTTGAGGGTTTACAAGAGAAACTGCAGGGGACTAAAGAAATTAAAACGAAAAGCCTTATTAAAGAGGCAATCAACTGCTTCTTACGAACAGGAGGATCTTTATGAAGCCAGAATGCATACAGGTTTTGAATAAGGCGGCGGGTAGGGAGCTGTCGAAGAAGGAGTTAAGGCGGTTAGAGGATGGAATTGTCCGAGCGTATGTGAGTCTTGACGGAAAAGGTTTATCGAAAGCCGAGCGCTACCGATTAGCGGGACTTAAAGCTGAAGAGGACTTCCAAAAAGAACTCATACGATCGGTAAACGACGCTATTGACGAGGCGTATAAACGGCATCAACTTCGCTCAGATCTCGATCGGGTGCAAGCAGGGGTTTATGGGAAATCGCAAGCGTTATTTAACAAGTTGTTTTTTAAGGCAGGATCGGCGGAAGTGCCGCTCGAGATGAAGATTAAAGCTGCTGAAACGAAAGTTCTCTCAAAATTTAACGAATACGCCGAAGTCGGTTCGAAAAACCTCGGTTTTACGCTTGATAAGCAATTTGGACTGGATGTTTTTGATGAAATGAAGGGCAAGAAGACCCAAAACGAACAGGCGTCACGTTTGGTTAAGCAGTATTTTGAAACTCAGAGAGAACTGCACTCGCAAGCTCATGAGGCTGGTCTTGACTACAAATTCTTTGAAAATCGTATACCTCAGCCGATGAGTGTTGATAAGCTCCGTGCGACTAAAAAAGACGATTTCGTCCGATCCATGTTAGATTGGCTTGATTTATCCCGCTACAAGGATATCGACGGAACACCGCTTTCCCGTTCTGAAATAGCGTCTTTCGTTGGTGAGGTTTTTGCGGAAAGAGTACGCTCAACATCCTTTAAAGATCCATCTATTCCTTCCAGCGAAGTAGGTGTGAAACGGGAGTTTGAACGGGTTTTCCACTTTAAAGACAGCCAAGCTCATATGGATTATATGGAGCACTTTGGAGTGAGTACCAACGTTAACACCATTCTCACTTCCGAACTGGCCTCACTGTCAAAGGATATTGTCATTGCCCGCGAGTTAGGGCCGAATGCGGATTCGTTTGTTAAACAGATGATTGTGCAGACGATTGCGAACGATCAGGAAGCATCCGCAGGAAACAAAGTCCTCAAAGATTGGTTAGGGCGGAACAAACTAGAAGTTCGGCAAGAAGCAATGCTCCAAATGTGGGAGGTTATGAGGTATGGCGAGACCGTGGAAAATACGGGTTGGGCGAATTGGATGGCAGGGCTTCGATCGGCCGCAGGAGCCAGCATGCTAGGACAACATCCGATCGGTGCTCTATTAGAAGACGGCTTTATCAGCAGGCAAATGCTATCCCGCGTTGGGATTGATAAAGAAGCAATCCAACGAATCAATAAAATGCCTCTCAAGGAGCGGATGGAGTTGCTGAGCGACGTCGGGCTTTATGCAGAGGGTGTTGTGGCTCATGGGCGGAATATGATGGAGGGTTCTGATGCCTTTCAAATTGGTCACAAACTACATTCTAAGATGCATAAGTGGTCGGGGGCTGAATATTTGGATAAGAAACGCATAAGCTCTCATGCTTTGATTGTTTACAATCAGATTGGCAGAATGACCGATACGTATGCCTCGCTCAAAGACCTTAAAGCTGATCCTCGGCTTGATCCCTCGATTAAGGCGTTTTTTAAGCAGTTGGATGATACCGATTTTACCGTTATCAAAAGGGCCAAGGCGATGAGTAGCCCCGATGGATATCTATACGCTAGAACTCCAAGCACGATAAAAAACCTTAAAGATGCCGATCTACGCGATCTCGCAAGAATGTCGGATAAAATCGCGTACCACCGTAAAAAACTGAAGAATTCTAAGACACTATCACCTGAGCAACGACAAGAGCTGCAACAGCAACTTGCGGATCTTGAACGTAAAGAAATCAACATACTCAAAGACAAGGTGTCCAATAAAATGCACGCTCTTGTTCTGGATAATGTCCAAACCTCTGTTAGAGGAGCAATGCATACATCGCTTTTTGACCGTCAACGTTTAGGGCTTTTGACTTACAAAAGAGGAACGAGAGCGGGTGAAGCGTTGCGGATGTTTCAACAATTTACCACGACTCCTACAGGGATGTTTCTTAATATTCTTGACTTATCGAACTCAGCCAAGATGCCAAAAGGGGCATCAATGGCTTTAAATCATGTCTGGATACAATATAGTGCAACAATGGCTCTTGCGGGTATAGGTGTGGCGAGTATCAAAGCTCTCTTAAGAGGGGAAGATCCTAGTTTACCTGAGGTTATCTATGATGGAACATTGGCAAACGGGGCGTTATTGCCTTATATGGATCGTCTCACCAAACTAGTCTCAAAAGGTGATAGGGCAGCGATTGGGGGCTTACTTGGTCCCGTACCCTCGATGGTTACTAATCTAACTTCTTCAGCCGTTGAGCTTGCGACTAAAGACAACGAGAACTCCAAGGTTAACGCAACGAAAGCCATTCGTAAAACCCTCCCTTTTATGAACATGTGGTATCTCAAGAACTCTTTTGATCATCTTATCCTTAATCAGATTCTTGAGGAGCTCAATCCGGGATACCTTGATAGGCAACAAAGCAAAAAAAAGAAGAAAGGTATCGAATTGTTTCAAAATATGGATGAGGGATTGCCACATCGGTTGCCCTTCCCCTTTGGAGAGGATTAAAAAACAATGATTAGAAAAGTAAACATGGAAAAACTAAACTTCGAACAAACTAAATCGGTTACCTATTGGGCTGTAGGATCAAAGTTTGTCATTCCTTGGGATATTAAAGATCCAAGTAGGATTCATGCTGAAGTTGGATATTCCGATGGAAGAGTTCAAGAACTAGCAATATCCCAAGATTTTGATGTCGATGGGTTAAACGCTTTGCTAACTGTCAACAATAGAGAAGGGGATTTTATCCGTATTTTCGAAGGTGAGAAACAAACTTTTAAAGAATATAACTCTGATAGCCCCAGAGCTCCTCATAATCTTGTTAAAGAAGCGGATTTGTATCCTTTGCATAATAGATTAGATGGTGTTGAAACTATCGTTTCTGATCTTAACAATATGAAAAACAGGATCCAAGATTTATAGATTAAAGAGTGATCTTGCGAATAAATACAGAACTTTTATTTGGTCAACGGTGCAAGAACATGCAAGGGGCTCTGTAGGTTCTACCATACAGGATAAACGATGGATAACTGGGAAAGATGGAAGTGTTAACAATCTCGCTCGCTTAATGGGACAGTTTCTTGTCATGCCGATATCATGGTCAAGAATGCATCTTATAGAGATTCCGAGTTCCTTAGTTGGAGTGTCGTCGCAGGTATACAGAGCCAAAGCTTTAGTCATAGGTATATTAGGGGAAGAATTAATCAGAAAAACTCTCGTTCCTCTTATTTCTGGGAAAGAGCCACAATTGGATTTTAGTGATCCCACGGAATACATCAAAGCTCTTATTAATGGAATAACGCATTATGAAAGATTTTCGCCCTTCAACAGTAGTGGCTGGGATGTATTAGGACCTTGGTCATCGCAAGCAGGGAAATTAGCGATTGCAGGTAAGGAGGCAGTTTGGGATGAAGGTACTCGGAAACAACGGGGTAAAGCTCAAGCTCAGTTTGGTAAAGAGTTGGTAAACACTTTTGTTCCGTTTCAAAACCTTTGGTATGCGAGAGGTGCGTTTAACCATTTTGTTCGCAATTCTATCGATGATGTACTGAACCCAGGAGGCAGAGCCCGAGCAGAGGTGTATAGACAGAGACAAAAATATAAAAAACAAAGGAAAAGGAATGGATGATGCAATATAACTTCGAGCAATCGAAAGATGTGTCTTATCGTCTTTTTGGCTCTTATTTTGTTATTCCTTGGACTGTTAAAGATCCAAGTAGGATTCATGCTGAAGTTAAATATCCTGATGGCAACATGGAAGAATTAAGTCCTGAAAGAGATTTTAAAGTTGATGTAGACGAAAGCAGTTTGATTTTAAGTTCTAAAAGGTGGATTAACAATAATAACGCTTTAAGGATTTTCGAAGGTGAGAAACAAACTTTTAAAGATTTTAACATAGAGGTACAAAAGAAAGTAAATCAGGTAAACGTTTTAACACAAAAGATGAATACCATAGATGGGATAGTCAATGATCTAGCTATTCAAACGGAAGATGTTGGTCGTAAACTAGAACAAATTGATTTATCTAAAGTAGAAGGTTTAGATCCACAAACACGAAAGTATCTACAAGATATACAAACGCAGTTAACGTCGGATACGCTCACGCTTCAACTTGATGACACTAGAGTTGATGACACTAGAGGGTATGATTCATCTATACGTTTCAAGGATAAAGATGGGGCACTAGGTGGTTCGATCACGAGAGTGGTTAAAGGGGATATTACGGGTCTATCTATAGCAACAAAGAATAAGAGCGGAAGCCTTGAAAATCGTATTAAATTCTATGACGACAAGGATGTTTATATCAACGGTCAGTGCTTCGTTAAGGGAACGGATACCTCTATCTTTGATGAAATAGCACGACAACTAACACCTCGTTTTCTAGGTTTGCTCCAAGGTCGTACAATGGTACGAAGTGCCAATCTACGTGAAAAAGCTTCAATTGGTGATATAATAACAGGGGATAAAATAGCCTATTGGGCTTATCCTTCAGAAAACAGCAGTGGTTATATATCAGCTAGTGCTACTCAAGAACACACAATGGCAGTTAGTGCAGAAAACGCACGTAAAAGATGGAGGATTATGGGTAAAACTGACAGTTATTACATCACACTGTATTGGTTACAAGAAGTTATTAATTTTGATGACTAAAAGACAAGAAGATCATTATATTACAAGAGAGGAATTTATTGAATTCTGTACTAATTCAAATTCTAAACAGGATTGTCTTATCTCTCAATTTAAACTTTTTGAAAAACACTACAGAGAACAACAAAAAGGTGTCAATGAGATTTTAGACATACTAAAAAGTGTGAAATGGCTTTTTTCAGCTTTGAAGAATATAGCAATCGCCGTTACTTCTCTTACCGCAATCATCTACGGGCTATTAAACATTAAAGGATGGTTTAAACAATGATACAATCTTTTTTAGCAGGAGGACTATTCAGGTTTTTACTGCGTTTTATTCCTTCAGGTTTTGAGAGAATAGTAGATGTGGTGTCGGAATATCTGACGAAGAAACAATCGATCGAATATGATAAATTGAAGCTGGAAATGGCGAAAAACGACAGTTCTACTCAACTAGATCTCGCAGAAATTAAAGCAGGAATCGAAGAACTTAAAATAGATAAGCCGATAAGACTAGCAAGAATAGAAGCTCAAAAGGTTAAAAGCGGTGTCAAGTGGGTTGATGGCTTCACTGCTTTAATACGCCCTTTAACAACTTTTTTTTGGATTATTGTATATCCACTATTGGTCTGGTGGAGTGTGAAAGAGGGTATGTTTAATAGTGATCCTCTAACGTTGTTAAGTCCATTCACACAAGAGATTATCGCTTGTATCCTTGGTTTTTGGTATACGGATAAGATAGTCCAGAAGAAGAAATAAGGATTAAAATAGATGTATCCCCTTATCCATCACGTTTGCAAGAAAGCGTAAGCAAATGGATATACCTATCGCTGTCGCAGGTATTTTCCATATTAGTCCCAACATCTCAGTACGTACATTTGCGACTTCTATACGTACATTTGCGACTTCTATACGTACATTTGCGATATCTTCACGATTATCAAGAATCGCTTCCATTAATTTTGTATGGCTTGCCTCAACTTTATCACTTAATCTCTCATAATTTTTCTCAAGTAGAGTTATGCGATGATCTTGAATGTTTTTTATTTCTTCAGGCGGTAGATTAGACCCCTTGTGATTAGTATCCATAACACTCCGTCTCTCCATACTATTCATCTTTTTGTGTTTCTTCATCCTTTATAGCAACAATCTGTAAATATTTAATGAGGTTATTAGTGCTTCTTTTTAATACCTTTTATTGTAGTATAAAAGGGGTGGAGTTGCAATAAAGAAAACATAGGATCATCAACACCCTATAGATTCGGGGTTAGGGTGTGTTAAGCCTTTGGTTTAACTGTTATATTTTTATTATACGATGCTGTTTAACGAACTCTCTTATGAAACCAACTTGCCGACAAGCGGTTGGTAGATGATTATTGACTATTGTGAAGGAATAAGAATGGTTCTTTCCAAAAAGATCAGGATCTAGGTTGAAAGGGGTATCTTCCCGTCTCTTTATACGCCGTTGAATTAATTCCGCTTCCGAAGGAGGGGCAATGAAGATTGAAGTTACTTGATCCTCATAGAGTTTCTTGAGAGGTGCTAGTCCTTGATGAGTGAGAATGAGGAGAATGTCATATCCATGTTCCATCGGATTATTAATATCTTCTTTGAGATATCCGTAGTATTCATCTCGTACCTTCGTTGTTTCTATAAAAAGTCCGGTATGTTTCCATCCTTTAAACTGGGATTGAGAGATAAAGCGATAATCGATGTATTGCTTTTCATCGACGCGGGGTCGTCGGGTCGTGACCCCGACAGGCATCACCAGATATTCAGAGTTCAGAACCACCTGTTTAGCGATGGTGGTTTCCCCAACTCCTGATGCCCCAATCAAAACAAAGATATGAGCCATGTTAATACCCCACGGTGTTCCATGGATGATCCTCATCAAAAAGCTCAGGGAATTGCTCTTGTAATGCGTCGAGTCGCTCTGATACGCGATCATATAACCCATCAGTAAATAGAGGGTTGTCCAACCGATAATACCACTTCTGATGATGGAGAGCGATTTTAACCAGATACTCAACTTCAATCATCGCTTCTCCCTTCGACAGCGATGTGACCTTTTTTGCTTTGTCGAGCCATGATTCTAGGGCGCGCTTATTTGGAAGAAACTTTGCTTCAAGCGTTAAAAGCTTTTTCCATTGGGCAGGAGTAATATTATGCTCGTTTTCAAATTTACTAGATCTAAAAACTCTGTCAAAATTATACATGGATAGTCTCCTTTTTTAAAGCGTTTAACAACAAGTCTTGGATAGTGGATTTAGTTCGCAATCGTTGCAAAACCAACTCATCTATGGTGTTCTGGGCAATTAAATAATAGACAAAAACCGCTCTTTTGAATCCCGCTTGTCGTTGACGCGTGACCCCAATGCGTTCAATCATCTGTTGGTGTTCTTCTAAATCCCACCACAAGGAGAAAAAGACTAAAATGTTCCCGCCATATTGGAGATTTAAGCCATGGCCACAAGACGCTGGATGTGCGAACAACAAAGGAATTTTCCCCTCATTCCACTCTTGAATAGTGCAAGGGTCTTTATCCAACGTTCGGCCTTGGGGAAATGCTTTTTGCAATCGAGCAAGATCACTATTAAAATGATAAGCAACGATAATAGGGGCGGCATTGGCTTTTTCAATGATGACTTCTAACGCTTTGATCTTTTCATCATGGACTTCTTTCCAATGTTTTTCTTCGTCGTAGTACACCGCACCATTGGCTAATTGGAGACACTTGACAGTTTTAGAAGCGGAATTAAACGCTTCAATATTCTCTCCTTGAAGATCGCAATACAACTCTCGTTGAAACTTGTGATATTGCTTCATCACCGGTTGGGGTAATGGGACTTTTTTAGTGATGAGAATAGGTTTATCAATATTTTGATAATCAGCGATATCTAATGATAAACAACAATCAGATAATTGCGCTTCTATCTCTTTTTGGGCGGTTTCTTTAGCCGTATACCGTACCGCTCCAATATGAGATCCGATTTGTGTTGTATTAAACCAGCGAGCCACAAAGCTTTGGAAGACACGTCCTAAACGTTTTCCTTTATCCAAAAACCATATTTGACCCCATAAATCGATTAATCCGTTAGGAGAGGGTGTTCCTGTCAATTCAATGAAACGTTCGGATTCCCATGCAGGTTTGGCTAATGCTCTTGCGGTTTTACTGCCTTGACGCAATCTAAACGATTTGAGTTTAGTGCTTTCATCAACAACAATAGTGGCAAAAGGCCATGTTCCTTTAAGCTCTTGAACCAACCAACCAAGGTTCTCAAAGTTAATGACATAAAGAACCGCGGGAGTCTTCAGGACTTTCGTTCTTTGTTTCACCGTCCCTGTGATCACTGATATATTCATATGGCTAAAATTACTCCAGCGTTGTACCTCACTTGTCCAAACACTTTGGGCGACACGCAAAGGAGCAATAACCAAAACCGACTTCTCTCCCCACAAATGAATGTAAGAAAGAGCCGTTAATACACTCACGGTTTTACCGGATCCCATAGATGCCCAGATGGCACATCGCTTGTGGTCTAAAATCCAATCAACAATCTTGGTTTGGTGAGGAGCTAAATTCAGTAACATTCTAACATCCTCAAAAAACCATCAACTTCCTCCGTAGAACTCAGAACCTGAACTTTTTGATGATAAAGTAAGAGAGTTGCGATGACTCGCTTTTGAGCATTAGACAATCTTCCACGAGACGTTTTCATCTCAACCCAAAAATGAGCACCATTCGGTGTAATGATCAACCGATCAGGACAACCTCGCTGGTTAATGAATTGAGTTTTAAAGACTAAGCAATCAAGCTTTTTAGATCCTTTAACTAAACGCTTTTCTAATTTTGCTTCCGATAGATAATCTGTTCTCATTTGCGATATCTCTTTGATTCATAGCCTTCGGCTTTCAACGGTAAACCCTTCGCCCAAGATGGGTTCGACGTCATTAAATGATAAAGCATCGAAGCATTAAACTCATCAGTATCAGGCGTTTCACACACGATTTCGTCATGGACTGTTAGCACGATGTCATAACCTGCTTTAGTAGCATTCATCATTCCTTCCGCTAAAATATCTCGACTTACCGCTTGCACAATATTTTCTGTCAGTTTGCCTCCATAAGTATATTCTCGGGTCAATTGGCGTGTGGTTGTATTGAGATAAGAACGATTATTCCCCACATCTCGATAAACAAGAGATCGACCAGAAGGAAGCATAAGTATAAGATTATTCTTGTCTTTTTTCATATAAACTAAGGGAACATCACGGCGTTTGCGTGCAATAATCGCTTTGCCATTTTCAATAGTTTGCTCAAACGCTTGGTGCAATTCGTTCCATAATTCGCTAACCCTAGAGTGTTTTTGCCTCCATGCTTTTTTGACTCGTTCACACGCTGTTCCAATGAATAAATCCTCAATGGCATGTTCGGGATGATTCTCTTGCATCCAACGACAGAAATTCTCCGCATCTTCCCACTCTTCTGGGGCAGAATTGGTTTTCACCAAATGGGCAAAAGTGTTGAGATTTAAACCCGTAGTCGACGCCATTTTCTGAAACGCTTTGGCACCCCCTTGATAGCCCAATGCCAATTCCATCACTTTCCCAATGGCTCGTTGGTCTTTGGTTACTTGTGCTGGAGCAACATTAAACGACCGAGCATAAGTTGTTACATAGAGATCTTCCCCCGTTTCAAAAGCTTTTAATTTCCATTGTTCACCCGCCATCCACGCCAGTACTCGCGCTTCAATTCCTGCTAAATCCGCCACCACAAGCTTTTTACCTTCGGAGGCAATAACGCACGAACGAACACAATCACTGATTATCTGCAAAGGATCAGGGTCAGAAGTAATAGAAGTGGGGAGATGAGTAATAATCTGGTCTAGTTCTTCATGACTTCTGGAGGGGCGAGGCAGATTCTGGGGTGGAAACACACAACCTGACCAACGACCCGTGCGACTAGCACCTAAAAACTGTAATGTCCCACGTAAACGTCCATCACTATTCATCGCTTCCACTAACGTATTCAATTTTAATACAGCGGAACGAGAAGCTCTCATCCGGTTGTTAAAAACTTGAATGGCTTGCGGGGTTAGTTTTTTGTTAGAAGATAACACTCGTTGACATGTGGTTTCTGTGAGATCCTCTAAATGAAGTCCTGTTTCAAGAAAAAGCCAGGTTTTTAACTTTTCTAAACAACGGGATGAAGACACAAGTCCATAGGTGAGACTTTCTAATTCCTGATCCAGTTTCGTACGTTCTACATCAACAATTTGGTTGAGAGTGTGAGCAAGAGCAACATCAACACAATACCCCCGATCATTGATGGTTTGATCTAAATACCATAGCTCCTGTTCTTTAGAACTTAAGGGCTCAAGACGTTTGAAGATCTCTCGAGTTACTGTGACATCTCCCTTGCAATACTCCCCAAATAAACGCCATGCTTCCCGATGGTTCGGTTTATTCCTGTCATAGAGACACTCATGCGTTTCTCCTTTACAAAACCGAGCAATGAGTTCTTTCCCTTCCTCCATTTTCTGAGAGGAAAGTTTTAAAGCCTCTCCAACTGCCTTGAGGGCTGAAGGCAAGCCGTTAGAACGAGCTAACACCAATGTACAAATCCAACGGTGGATTGGTATATCAAGATTGAAACAAGCTTTCAAAACTGTTCGTTCGAAATAACTGTTGTGCGCCACTATGGTAACATCGGTATTTTCTAATGCTTCTTTCAAAACCTGTGGCATTACAGGATCATGCACACAATCCCATAACTCCACAGGATGATCATCAAACCCAAAAGCAAACAGAATAACACAAACGTCTTCTGCATATTTGCATATACCGCATTTGGTCAGATCAATAGGGCTTCGGGTCTCAAAATCGATGAATAAGGTCGCCATGATTAAAAAGGCATCTCTTCTAGTTCATCTATAGAAGCCGTTTCTTCTTCATAACTTTCAAAGTCTGAACTCGAGGCTCTCAATTGTCCTCCCCAACGCGTGTCATCCTTAACAAATTGTACTCCTGTTAAAGTGAAGGTGACCCCTTTCGTTCCTTGGAACGTATACGCATAAACACTAATGATCGCATTGACATGGCATCCTGAATAGAAAACCTCTTGGATATTCTCCGTAACCTCTTGAACGTGACGATCAACGAGGCGAGGGCGGACTTTTTTGTTCTTCGGTGTGATATAGTATTGACCCGCATAAACTTCATAAGCTTCAGGTTTTAATGAAGTACTGATCTTCTGGTCTCCATCTTTTAATGGATATCGGCCAGTACGCTTCATTCGCTCAATAAGAGCGGACATATTACTGCCTCCAAACTTCTCCTCACCTGCTTCTCGGATGGCTTGTTCTAATTTGTCACATTGTTCGTTGTCAGTTTTAGAAAAAAGTATGTCTGCACTATATACCTCATCCCCCTTATCGCCATAGGCCCTAGGTTCATGCAACTGAGGGTAAGACAACCGTCCTTTTATTAGTACTTTCGCCATTGTTCTAATCCTTTAAAACGCTAAATTCACTGATGTTTGCTTTGAGGTGATTAACAGGAAGATCACAAGGAACAATCACTTGTTTCCCGTCTTTACGAGTAATGAACTTTTGTAGTTGTTCCCATGTGGTCTCACTCACCTTTTTCCGCTTGACAAGTTGTTCAGTTTCTGTAGGACTCAACAATGTTCGATTGTAAGCCTCATCCCCTAACTCCCTCATCAAGAGTTGTTCTACTTGATTGTCGTTGTTATATGTTCGACTGCCTTTTCTCCCTTCTTTGAGTTCATAATTGGGTAAGTCTTCTCCCGAACTCAGCACGTTCAATGCTTCTTCCTTGACGCCTTTCATCCATGTTTCGATGAGAGGTAAAACATTCATCACTTGAGAAAGCTGACGATTGCTCAAGATCTGCATATGTTCTGAGAAGGTACTGAGGGCTTTAACCGCTAAGGCTCCACAGCGAGGTTTCGCTCGACAAAACCGACACGCGTTCTCATCCACTCCAAAGGATTGGCCATCCTTCCGAATGGTAGCCACCGATGTTGACCACTATGTTTACAACGGTTTTGGTATTCTGTGTGGCATAGGAACACATCCTGTTTATGCTTTTGATGTGGATGTCCTAGATGAACAAGTCGTTGATCGGTTCAATAACGAATTCCAAAGTTGTTGTGGTAAGCCCATAAGTAGAGTAGGGCAAGCCCCTAAGACTCTTATGTTGTTTCGCATGCAAGAAACAAATCTTAAAAAGCAAAAGAGCGAGGAAAAGATTCAAGGACATCTTGAGTTCTTAGCTTATGGACAACAATTTGTTGCTTATAACATCCATCCTAAAACACAACGAGCCTATACGTGGTCCATTGCTCCTCATGCCTTAAAAGTCGAAGAGCTTCCGTTATTAACCCCCGATGAAGTTGAATACTTTTTTGAGTTTTTTGACACTATCACTACCCCTCGAGATAAAGAGAAGAGTTACAGAAAATTATCAAAAATATGGAAAAGCCATAATAATAGACGTTATACCAACATAGAAATAAGAGCTTTTTTATCTTGTTTTGGTGAAGAGTTTTATAATGGCTCGCATGACGAATGGATACCTGTTGTGATGGCTATTCATTATGAAACTCGTGGATCTGCCGAAGGAAAAGAAATTGTTAGGGAATGGTGCAAATTAGGAAGAACCTATGATGAAAAAAGCTTCAATGCGAAATGGGATTCTTTCGATTAAGAGGATATTAAAAGCTATCTTATCACGATGGCGCAAATCGAAGCTAAGTGCGCTTGGGAGCGTTGGGGTGTTTTTCGTTATCTTTTCCCTTCCCTTAGGTGCTTTAGGACTTTATGAGGTACATTACCTTTGGGTGATATTTGTAAGCTCCCTGAGTTTAGCAATAGTCGCATTTGGGGTTGAAGAATGTTTGAGGTTAAATGATATTAAATACGAAGAAGAGCAAGCAATACAGCTTAAAATTAAGGAGGATTCCGCCTCAGAACGTTTAGTTAAAGCTACTGAAGCCTGTGCATGTCTAACACAGTACGATCGATATGAGGTGATATATAATTTTGGTGGTCCTATGTATGGGGTCATCGTCCCCGATTTCATACACGATCTATTAGATATTCCAGAGGAAAAAAGACGTCTTAATACTAGTTATCTGACATATGTAGATCGTGGATTATTGGATGTTCGATCTAGCGAAACCCCCGTTGTGTACGACAACAAGTATCGACCCTCGGCAGAGGCCATGAGAACGATTTGTCCGACTAAGTTAATGAAAATTTTTGAAGATACCATAAGCCTTTATGTTGATCCTCTAACACCTCGTGATATAAGTTTCACTCAATATGAAAAACACGCGTGCGCTCTTGTCAACTGGTTAGAGAAGGGGAAGTTTAACGAAATGAGCATTGCGCGAAAAGCTTTTAATCGAAGATCCCAAAGATAATTCTTGACAATTCTAATTTTATTAGAGCCATTAAAATCATCTTTTTACACAAAATCACACACAAAATTTATCATAAAAAGTAGAAGCACTGATCAATAAAATCAATGTGGCTAAAGCTTAAAATCTCCAAAATCTTTAGCAATATGCCACTTTTATAGTGTTTGGGGTATAAATTATAACAGAATGTAACAGAATGTAACAAAGTGTTTTGTTACAACAAAATTCCTTTAAAAACGACAGAAACACCCCTAGATTTATAATTAGCTCATTGTAACAGTGTAACAGACTTTTAGAGAAACTTTATATGCGCGAAAAAACGCAATATACCCTATATCGTATATACTTTTTTACACGTATATAGAAAAAGTTTAAAAACCTTGTTACTCTGTTACAATGCCCGTTTTATCCATTTAACTATTTGATTTTACGTTGTTTTGTAGGTCTAAAAAACTCTGTTACAACTTTGTTACATTCTGTTACACCGCCATGAACTATATTCTATTATACTACTGCTGATTTTCAGGTGGCTGAAAGGGAGTGTAATAAATTCATCGAAGATATCACAGAACTTAGAGAATAGCTTTTAAGAAAGCCACCAAATCAGATTTTCATAGTCCAATCCAAATTTGGAGCGGGCTTTTTTCACATCTGCCATTTACACCCTTTTAAATCCGTTTATCGCCTATAGAAGCTTATATAGCTCCTCAATACCTTTTAAATCCTCGTAAATGCCTCTATTTTAACAGTTATAGAACATACCCTTCAATCCATAACCTTTTAACAAACTATAAATATGAGGGGGGTTTATGAGTCTTTTAAAACCATAGAGACTCAAACACTCGTATTCAGCCATCGATATTATCATCGTGGGCAAAAGAGGGGGTAGTATGGGGGAAGCACGTGGAAGCATGGTGGAAGCACGGTTTTTAATTCCTAAAAACTCCCTTATAACAATAGTTTAATAAAAATAATAGAGGTGGAAGCATGGAAGCCCGCTTTTTAGAAGTTTTACATATGTAATATTTTTATGCCTAATACGTGTATAAGTTGTACATATACAACTTTAAGGCTTTTTTCTCTCCCGCGTGTGGAAACTTCTAAAAACCGTGCTTCATGTGCTTCTTTTTTATAAATATATGATTTTAGATGTTTTTTTCCCTAAAAAAAACGTGCTTCCACCATGCTTCCTTTTCGATTATTTGTGTTTAACATATTGATTTAATGTAATAAATTGGAATAAAAAACCGTGCTTCCTACGCTTTGGTTGTATTTATAATACCCATTACTCTTTTTAAGTGTAAATTTGCATTTATTAGCGGCGGCAATTGTGTTTCGATGGCTAGAAAGGGCATGAAAAGCTTTGAAAGCTGTTGGAGCTGTTGGGTTTAAAGGTTTTAATAGCTCTCAAAGAATCATAAATGCCTCTATTTTTCAGTTTAGGGGCCATACCTTCATAGTTCATCATCTTTTATTAAATCATCGATAGCATAGGTTTTATGAGTTTTTTAGAGAAATAGAGCTTAAATTATCTATAGTACCTAACGTTGACCTAAGCTATAAACTTTCAAAGCTGTTTGATAGGCTTCCACAGCGTTGACAGGGTTATATTCGCGCGTGTATATAGTTTAAAAACTATATAAATTCAAGTATTTATGTTATAAAGAGGTATGAGTAACTTGGTTAAAAAGGCTAAGAAAGCTGTGAGAGCTAAGAAAGGCTGCATTTATTACAGTCCTGAACTGTTTGCTGGTATTCTTGACCAAGTGGCGAACGGGAAGGCTTTAGGCCATGTTTTAAGAAAAGTGGGTATGCCCAAGTATTCAACTTTTTATAGATGGATTAAGAAGGATTTAAAACTTCAAGAGGCGTATACGGAAGCGCTTCAATGCCGATTAGATTTATTAGCTGAGGAACTGTTGGAGGAGCCAGCACCGACAGCGGAAGAACTGGCGAATCCCGTATTTTATTCGAAGATGAGAGATAGGAAGCAGAGGATGGGGACTTTTCTGCTTGAGAAGCTTAGTAATCAGAAGTATGGCCCTCGAGTTTCTGTTGAATCTAAGCATACGATAGATTTAAGACCTGCGATTGAGAGGCTTCGAGAGCATTACAAGCATCTCAAGCCCATTGACTCTGAGCGGATACCTCATAAATCCACAGAAAAGCCACTAGAAATAGTGGAATCATCTATAGCTGAACAATCTATCATTGAACACAATAATTGAAAAATTGAGGTGTTTTTAGAGCTTTTGAAGCTTTATCAGGTTACAATAGTTTTTAAACGATTAGAAAGACTATCGTAGAGCGAAAGACTTGAAAAATTAGGGGGTTTTTAGAGCTTTTAGAGTTTTGGAGGGGGTGCCCCCCAAAGAGCTTTTTCTGATTTTTCTCTAGGCTACCCTCCGACAATTTTTATAAAATTTTGAAAATTTCAGAGTTATAGAGGAAATTTATAAACGTTGACGTTTCAAACGTTTAAAGGTTGTATTCTTGTAATGGTTGTGTTATAGTAGGGATTTTATTTGGTAGTATTAGCCTACTATCAAATATCTATAGGAGATGGGGCTAAACTTCTCCTGCGGTATTCATATTTATTGATATTGAGTTTCATCTTTGCCCCGTTTGATTTCCACTGATCAAAAGCTTGAACAAGAATTGCATGAGATGCTTATGCATGCTGAATGTGTTTTGAGTTTTAAAAACTTTGTTATGAGGTTTTTCCCTTGGGGGATTAAAGGGAAACCGCTTGAACACTTTTCTCAACCGCACCGATGGCAATTAGAGTTTATGGAGGCGGTGGATGTCCATTGTCATTCTAACGTAAATAATTCTAACCCTACGATTTTTAAATGCGCTATATCCGCGGGGCGAGGTATCGGTAAAACCACCTTAAACGCATGGATGATGCTATGGTTGATATCGACCCGTCCGGGCATGTCGATTATTTGTATTGCGAACTCAGAAACCCAGTTGAAAAACACGTTATGGGCGGAAGTGTCTAAGTGGCTTTCGATGCTTCCCCATCGCCATTGGTTTGAGATGCAGTCGTTATCCCTTCATCCTTCTGGGTGGTATGCGGAATTGTTAGAGCAGAGTATGGGGATAGATTCTAAGCATTATACCATAACCTGTAGAACCTACTCTGAAGAACGTCCTGATACCTTTGTAGGCCCTCACAATACTCATGGGATGGCAGTTTTTAACGATGAAGCGTCGGGAACTCCTGATATCATCAATAAGTCTATTCTTGGGTTTTTCACCGAACTTAATCCTAATCGTTTTTGGATTATGACCTCCAATACTCGTAGGTTAAATGGTTGGTTTTACGATATATTTAATATTCCTCTTGAAGATTGGAAGCGTTATCAAATTGATACACGGACGGTAGAGGGGATTGATTCAGGTTTTCATGAAGGGATCATATCCCGTTATGGACTTGATTCTGACGTGGCTCGTATTGAAATTTTAGGTCAATTTCCTCAACAAGAGGTCAATAACTTTATTCCTCACAATTACATTGAGGAAGCGATGTCTCGAGAGGCGATAGACGACCTATACGCCCCGTTAATTATGGGCTGTGACATAGCGGGAGAAGGGGGAGATAAGACCGTTGTTGTCTTCCGTCGTGGTAATATCATTGAACATATATTTGATTGGTCAGCGAAGCTTATTCAAGAGACTAATCAAGAAGGTTGCCCAGTTGGCTCATCAATATAATCCTGATGCTATTGTGTTGTATGCGAATGGGATAGGAGCGGTTACGGCCAATTATTTAGAGAACTTAAATTATAGCCCTATAGAGAAGATATTGGGTCAACGAAGTAGTGTGGCTGATTGAGTGTTTCTCCTCATTAATCGTTTTAGTTTAGCGGTTGTAATACTCTGTCATAAATACCTTCAGGAAACTAGTATTTGTCATAATACTCTAAGTATTACTCTACATCCGTACTAGCATTATTTATTTTGAAAGTAAATCAATGAGTCTAATTTTAGTCTTACCTTTAAAAGGTATGGGAGGGGCTTAAAAAGGTGCGGGAGTGGTTTAGAAAAGAATTGTCGTATCAATAGGTTAATATGGGTGATTTTCGAGGGTTAGGGATACTTTAAGTAATTGATTTTAGATTATAATACTATTACTAAGGAAATATAGGTATCAAAGGAACGAGTGTACCGATTTATTCTTCATTCAAAAGATTGGAAAATATAAAGAATACTCTTAGGAATTTTGTGTGTCTTCTGATCTCAATACTAGGATTAATTGTCCTTAATCAGATTGGGAACCACCGTCTTGGGATTTTGAAGAGCATGAACCCTTCATTATTGGGTAAATAGTTTTCAGTCTAATAAATGTTAGCATGCGAAAAGAATGAAGAGAGAGAAAAGATAATTCTCTTACTTTCTCTTGGTCATCTTTGGATTAGTTTATTAAAGTACTTTTTTACTGAATTGTTTTTTTTCTGTTCTCCAATAGAACAACCACTGAGTACAAGAACCAGACCGAAGATAATATTGATTCCTATGTTTTTACTAACCAT